CTCGCGAATTCCTCTCTCAATATGTGCGTGTTTTTGGAAATAAAATGAAAGATAGGAGAATAAAATGGGAAAAATTGCCGATGTGCAGGAAGTTACCCTGACGAAACTTGTCCCGTATGTGAATAATGCGAAAATTCACAGCGAAGAGCAGGTTACAATGATCGCAAGCTCGATCAGGGAGTTCGGTTTCCTGTCTCCGGTGCTGATTGACCGGGATTTTAACATCATAGCAGGTCACGGAAGAGTGATGGCTGCGAAAAAGCTCAACATGGAATCCGTTCCGTGTGTTTTTGTTGAGGGATTGACGGAAGCACAAAGGAAAGCATACATTCTGGCGGATAATCGGCTCAGTGAGTTGTCGGAATGGGATACGGATCTGATCGCACAGGAATTGCAGGCGCTTTCTGATGAGGGATTCGATATTGACGTGACAGGTTTTACGATGGATGATACCATTCTTGATCTGGAGCCGATTGATGACAATGGAGTTGGCGATGAGATCAAAGAGTTCCTGAAAAACGATCCCATCACAGAAAGAGGCGATATCTGGAAGCTCGGAGATCATACGCTGATGGTTGGAGATAGCACGTCTCTCGATGATGTCGAACATCTGTTGGGGGGGGCTAAAGCAGACCTTCTGGAAACAGATCCGCCATACAACGTGGCAGTGTCAAATGCAAATGGAGATACTATTGCAAATGACGATATGCCGGTAGAGCAGTTTTCCGAGTTCTTATATAATGCATTTACCTGCGCTTATGCCGTAATGAGGCCTGGCGCAGTTTTTTATATCTGGCACGCAGACAGTAATGGTTTACAATTCCGGGAGGCTTGCGAAAATGCGCAGCTTCCGATCCGACAAAATCTGATTTGGGTGAAAAATCATTTTACCCTCGGTCGGCAAGATTATCAGTGGATGCATGAGCCATGTTTGTACGGATGGAAAGAAGGCAAGGGGCATTATTTTTCTGAAAAGAGGAATATACCTACAATCATCAGTAGCCTTGATATTGAAAGTCTATCTCATGAGGATCTGGTGCAGTTATTGTATGATTTGCGCGAAGAGTCAACAGTAATGTTTGAAGATCGTCCGATGGTGGATTCTTTACATCCGACTATGAAGCCCATTCAGCTTATAGAAAAGCAAATTAAGAATTCATCTCGTGAAGGTGACAATGTTCTCGATCTTTTTGGTGGATCCGGGACTACATTGATTGCTTGCGAACATTTGAATAGACATTGCTATGTAATGGAATATGATCCCAAGTACGCTGATGTAATAATTCAGCGGTGGGAAGAAGAAACAGGCCAGAAGGCAGTAAAAGTCGAGAAACCTTAATAGGAGAGTGACAAATGGCGAAATCAAAGTTATCCCTACAGGAGCAGGCAAATGAGGTATTAAAACAGGCCGAAGAGCGCGGCGTGTCATCAAACTTTTTCTTTGTGACGACGTTCAAGCGGTATCAGGTGCAGATGAAGATCTTGTCTGATCTGGAATCTGCTATAAATGAATACGGAGCAACGGTTACAAAGGAATATGTCAAAGGCCGCCAGAACCTTGTCGCAAATCCTGCTATCACAGAATACAACAAAACAGCAACGGCTGCGAATGGTACGGTATCGACTTTGATAAACATCATCAAGACGTTATCGAACGAGCCGGATGCGGTGGATGCCCTGTCAGAGTTCCTTGCAAATGGATAATTACATCCTTGCCTATTATCAGAAAATCAATGACGGTTCAATAATAGTCGGCAAGTGGATATCCCTGTTATATGAGAAAATCGTGGCAGGGATCGAGGACGGAACATATATATTCAATCAGCAGAAGGCAAACAGGGCAATCAAGTTTATTGAAACCTTCTGCCGACATAACAAAGGAAAACTTGCCCCGAAACAGTTGAAGCTGTCATTATGGCAGAAAGCATTTATATCGACACTATATGGCATAGTTGACGAAAGCGATCATCGGATATTTCGAGAGGTCGCTTTATTTGTGGGGAGAAAATGCGGAAAAACGCTCCTGGCATCAGCCATCATTGCTTATGAAGCATTCTGTGATGGTGAGTTTGGCTCGGAGATATATTGCATCGCTCCGAAACTTGACCAGAGTGATCTTGTATATTCTGCATTCGAGTTCACGGTTTCAAAAAATCCCGAATTCGAGCGCAGGATCAGGAAACGCAAAACGGACTACATTATCGACCAAAGCAACACGATCATCAAGCGTCTGGCCTTTAATGAGAAAAAGGCTGATGGCTATAATCCGATGCTTACGGTTGCCGATGAGATGAGTTCGTGGCCTGCTGAACGTGGCTTGAAGCAATGGGAAGTCATGATATCGGGTACAGGTGCAAGGACAGAGCCGATAACACTTGCGATCAGTTCGGGTGGATATATTAACGACGGTCCTTATGATGAATTATTCAAACGTGGTACACGCTTCCTGATGGGCGAAGGACACGATAAAAGACTGCTGCCTGTTTTCTACACGATAGATGATATCGAGAAGTGGGACGATATAAACGAGCTTCGGAAAAGTCTACCCGGTATGGGTGAGAGCGTTCCAATCCAGTTCCTTCTCGATGAAATAGACGTTGCAAGGGATTCATTGAGCAAACGTGCTGAATTTATCACGAAATATGCATGCCTTAAGCAGAATAGTTCCCTTGCATGGCTCGACACAACAACGGTCAACAAGTGCTTTGGTAATCCGCTTGATATTGAATCATTCCGGTCAAACTATGCGATATGCGGCATTGACTTGTCACAGACTACGGACTTGACAGCAGCCACAATCGTGATTGAGAAGGATGGCGAATTATATGTCTTTGCTAAGTTTTGGCTTCCGGCTGAAAAGATAGATGAAGCCACAGCGCGAGATGGTCTGCCGTATAACATTTACATTCAGCGCGGACTGTTGTCTCCTTCCGGGGATAACTTCGTTGATTATCACGATTGTTATGATTGGCTTGTCGAAATGATAGAGCAGTATGAGATATTGCCGCTCATGGTTGGGTATGACCGATACAGTGCGCAGTATCTGATACAAGATTTGGAACAGTACGGATTCAGAACAGATGACGTATATCAGGGTGATAACTTGTGGGGTGTCCTGCAGGAGATGGAAGGCTTGATGAAAGATGGCAAGGTGCATTGCGGAGACAATGACCTTCTGAAAGTACATCTGTTGAATTCGGCAATCAAGATGAATGTTGAACGCGGAAGGGGCAAGTTAATCAAGCTCAATGCGAGTTCACATATAGACGGATGCGCAGCCTTGGCTGATGCATTCTGCGTAAGACAGAAATGGTATGGAGAAATGGGCGATCAGTTAGCCAATAGAGGTTAGTTATGGGATTATTTGACATTTTCTTTAAGAATCGACCTAAGACGCAGGGCAAATATGAGGGCAAATTTGAAATGTTAAGCGGATATGAGCCGCGCTTCACATCTTGGGGCGGAAATATCTATGAGCAGGAGCTTGTCCGGGCGGCAATCAATGCGAGGGCTGTTCATATCAGCAAGTTGAAATTCGAATCGCAAGGATCTGCGAGACCTGCATTGCAAGGCAAACTTGCAAAGGCCCCGAATCAGTTCCAAACATGGTCGCAGTTCCTTTATCGGCTGTCAACGATCCTTGATATACACAACACGGCATTTATTTGCCCGGTGTATGACAAGTATGGAGAGCCGAGCGGAGTGGTTTGTCCTTTGCCGAATAATTGCGAAATAGTCCAATATAACAACATTCCGTATCTGCGGTACGAGTTCCATTATGGCGAAAAGGCCGCGATCGAATTGGAATATTGCGGAATACTGACAAAGTTTCAGTATAAATCGGATTTCTTTGGAGAGAATAACAGTTCACTGATTCCGACTATGGATTTAATCCATATGCAGGATCAGGCTATTAAGGAGGGGGTCAAGAGCGCAGCCACATACAGGTTCTATGCGCAGGTGAACAACTTCACGAAGGCAGAAGATCTGGCCAAGGAGAGGAAACGCTTCAGCGAAGAGAATTTTGCGAAGGATGCCGAGGGTGGCGGACTGCTCCTGTTCCCGAATACATACACGAACATCAATCAAGTTAAGTCGGCTCCGTTTGTAATAGATCCAGAGGAAATGAAGTTGATTGAAAAGAATGTATATCAGCATTTCATGGTGAATGAGGACATCTTACAGAATAAAGCGTTCGGTGACGCGTGGTCTGCATTCTATGAGGGCGCGATTGAGCCGTTTGCGGTGCAGTTTTCGGAAGTGATGACCAAAATGTTGTTCACGCTCCGGGAACAGAGCCAAGGCAACATCATCATGCTGACAGCAAACAGGCTTCAGTATATGACCAATGCTGACAAGTTGAACGTATCAAGTCAGTTATTGGATAGAGGTGTAATGAGCATCAATGACGTCCGTGAAATATGGAATCTGCCGCCTGTTGATGGTGGTGATGTGAGAATCATTCGCGGTGAGTATTGGAATGCGGATGAAAAAGTAAGTGATGAGGTGAATGAAGATGAACAAGGAAATTCGTAAATTTGATTTTGAAGTAAGAGCGAAAAGAGATGAACAGCATGGCACATATCTGGAAGGGACTCCGATTGTGTACGATGCGTGGACTGATCTCGGATGGTATGACGAGCAGATTCAGCGCGGAGCATTAGATGAAACGGATTTGACGGATGTGCGATTCCTGATAAACCACAATACGGACATGATTCCGCTTGCACGTTCTCGGAATAACAACGAGAACAGCACGATGCAGATGACTGTCGAAGAAGATGGTCTGCATATCCGGGTGAATCTTGATGTTGAAAACAATTCAGAAGCGCGGAGCCTTTATTCCGCAGTAGACAGAGGGGACATCGATGGGATGTCCTTTATGTTTGTTGTGGATGGAGAAGAGTGGGAAGAAGAGGAATCAGAACATCCGAAGAGAACAATCACAGACATCGAAAAGGTGTTTGAGGTTTCAGCCGTAACATTTCCGGCATACGAACAGACATCAATTAGCGCAAGAGGTCTTGCTGATGCACTGGAGAGTGCAAAAGCATCACTGGAGAGTGTAAGAGCCGAAAAACGTGCTATTGAGAATAAAAAGAAACGAATAAAGATTCTAACACAGATGTAAGGAGAAAAACTATGGAAATCAAGGAAATGACCATTGAGCAGCTTGAAGAGAGAAAAGTTGCAATCAGTTCCGAAGTCGAAATGGATGGAGCTGACCTTGATGCACTTGACGCAGAAGTGAAAAGCATCAATGCAGAGCTTGAGGAGCGCAAGGCTCTTGAGGCAAAGAAAGTTGAAGTAAGACAGGCAATCGCAGACGGAGCCGGAAAGGTTGTTGAGTCTGTACCAGTGGAGGAAAGAGAAGAGATGAAGGACATCGCAGAAGTAAGAAATTCAAAAGAGTATATCGATGCATACGCAGAGTACCTGAAGACAGGTAATGCTGAAGAGATGAGAAGCGCAACAGCACTTCTGACCACTAACGTATCAGGCGGAGAGATCGCTGTTCCTGATTTCGTTTATGACATTATCAAGACCGCTTGGGATCGCAACGAGATAATGAGCCTTGTTGAGAAGGTTGAGCTTCAGGGCAATCTTAAGGTTAATTTTGAAATCGAGGGTGCTGATGCTGTTATCCATACCGAGGGATCGGGTGCAGTTACAGAGGAAGAGCTGAATGAAGGTATCATCACTCTTGTTCCTGCATACATCAAGAAGTGGAAGAGCTTCTCTGACGAGGTTATGAGCCTTAGAGGTGAGGCATTCGTTCGCTACATCTATGATGAGATAGCATACAGAATCATGAAGAAGATGGCAGATACGCTTATTGGTCTTATCGCAGCACTTCCGCAGACCGCAACAGCAACATCTGTATCAGCAAACATCGTGAAGGCAGCTCCTGCTGTTGGAACAGTTGCCGCTGCACTTGGTCAGCTTTCAGATGAGGCAACAAATCCTGTTGTTATCATGAACAAGCAGACATGGGCAGTATTCAAAGCCGCACAGTATGCAAACGGTTTCAACGTAGATCCTTTTGAGGGATTTGATGTACACTTCAACAACAGTCTTCCGGCATATTCGTCAGCATCAGAGGATGATGTTTATGCGATTGTCGGTGACTTCAGACAGGGTGCAATCGCAAACTTCCCTAATGGACAGGCTATCGAGTACACATTCGATCAGTTGACCAGAAAGAAAGAAGACCTTGTTGAAGTTCTTGGCAAGATATATGTTGCTACAGCTCCTGTTGCTGACAAGGCATTCGCGCTTATCACCAAACCTGCACAGGGCTAATAGAGGTGGCTTATGAAAGTAAAGGTTGTAAGAGCCTTTGCTGACAAAGTGATCCAATACAAGATGTACGCAGTCGGGGAGGTTATAAGCCTTCCCGATGACCGTGCGCTTGATGCTATCAACAGAGGTCTTGCTAAGTCAGCAGAGGTAGTCAAGACAGAAACAGCAGTTAAGATGCCCGGTTCCTCAAAGAAAAGGGCAAGTAAGAAGAAAGAGGATTGACCATGCTTGACAGAGTTAAACTTGCGCTTTTAATCAGTTC